AAATAAATCTAGATTAGATTGTTTAACACCAATCGTGGATAGTTTAAATCATCCAAATCTTTACTATTTAAAGTCAAGTGACGTTTTTCGTTATGAAAATATATTATTTAATAACTTCAGTGTATTTGACGAGTCTGATAAGTACGTAAAAGTGGAGGATATTCCTGCCAAGTATTTGGTAGGTACGGATCATCATATTGCTTTATTTCACGGACCAGTAAATAATGCGGTTACTGATATTGGATATACAGTAAGTAATCGTGCAATAACAAACGAATTATTTGATGGACATCATATTGCGATGTTGGGTGATATTCATAAACATCAAATTCTTCAAGAGTATGATGAACGTGAAAATAAACCTATAATTGTATATGCTGGATCTATGATTCAACAAAATCACGGAGAAGACCTTAAGGGACACGGATTCCTTATGTGGGATTTGAAAAGAAAGGTATATAAACATTACGAATTACAAAATGATTATGGTTTTTATACTGTTGAAATTAACAAGGGTAAGTTGATTTCTGACATTTCACAAATTCCTAAGAAAGCTACATTGCGTGTCATTTGTAGGGAGTCAATTCCGTCTCAAGTAAAAGAAGTAATCAACGAAATTAAAGAAACTTGTACATTGGTTGAAACTACGTATGTGCGAGGAGACGAAATTTCTAATGATTTAACTTTGAAATCCGGTCAGATATTCGACGTACATAATATTTTCAATGTGGATTATCAAAATAAGCTTATTGAAGACGTTCTTCTTTCTAAGAACAATACAAAAGATATCGTAGAAAAAGTTAAAGAATTAAATAAAGTCATTAACAAGGAGATATCCAAAGATAAAGTGTCAAAGAACATTCGATGGAAGCCTAAGGTGTTTGAATTTGATAACATGTTTAGTTATGGCGAGGGAAATATAATAGATTTTACTAAATTAAAAGGTACCATAGGATTATTTGCTCCTAATGCAAGTGGCAAGTCTAGTATTATGGATGCACTTGCCTTTTGTGTATTTGATAAATTCAGTAAAGGCTTTAAAGCAGGTCACGTTCTTAACACTCAGAAAATGAGTTTTCGATGTAAGTTTAATTTTGAAGTAAACGGAGTTGATTATTTCATTGAACGAGAAGGTAAGGCTGACAAAAAAGGAAATGTTAAAGTGGAAGTCAAGTTCTATAAGATAGAGAACGGCACCGAAGCTCCTTTGAACGGAGAAGCTCGTCGTAGTACCAACGATATAATTAGAGATTATGTTGGTACATACGACGATTTTATTCTTACAGTATTAAGTATTCAGAACAGTAAGTCGGGATCGTTCATCGATCTCGGTCAGACTGAACGTAAAGACTTGTTGTGTCAGTTTATGGGGTTAGACGTATTTGATCAACTATACACCATTGCTAATGATAAATTTAAGGAGACTAATACATTACTTAAAAACATTAGCAAAGATCAGTTGATTCAAGAGTTGGACCTTGTTTCAAATAACATAGATCTGAATAACAAAAATATTGACTCTTACAATGAAGACATTAAATCGAAAGATATTGTAAAAGAACAACACAATAATAAACTGCTAGAATTGTCTAATAATATCATTAAAGCGGATTCTTTTAATTTTGATATAACCAAACTAGAATCTGAAAAAATCGAAGTTGAATCTAAGATCTATCAAACACATTCTAATATTATTGAATTAAAAAACACGATTGTAGAATCGGATAATAAATTAATATCCATTTCATCTTTATTGACTGCTTGCGAAAACATCGATGCCGAATACGATCAATATAAATCTATAAAACGGTTGTTTGATAATAAGTCTAATGAGTTAGAATCTATAAAGATTGTTATTAAAAATAAAATGGACAAATTGAAAAAGTTAGAAGATCATAAGTACGATCCTAATTGTCCATATTGTATTAATAACGTATTCGTAAAAGATGCCATCAAAGTTAAAGCTGAATTGGATAACGATAAAGTTAAAGCAAAGATTGTATTTGAAGAATATAATTCTCGAAAGAATGAACTAGATGTTTACGGTGATATTGAAACTAAATTCAAGGATTGTCAACGTCTGAATTTAGAAAAGGTGAATTGTGATCGAAGCAAAAGCACAACCTCAAATAATATATTAAAATATGAAAATGATCTGATTAAACTTCAGTCTACTTTAAAAAATATAACTGATAATATTGCTATTTTTTATAATAACAAACACGTCATTGAAAATAATAGTACGTTAATGAAGGAAATCAATAATTATAAAGACTTGATTAAAACCGTCGATTCTGATATCAAATCTATTAATAATAAATTGTTCAATGCTTCCACAGAAAAAGGTAGATTTGAATTACAATATAAGAATACAACAGATCAATTAATCAAAGTTAAAGAATTAGAAGAAAGTTACGAAACTTTTAGATTATATACAAGCGTCATCAGTAGAGATGGAATTCCGTATGAGATTATAACGAAGACACTTCCCGAAATTGAAAAAGAAGTTAATAACATTCTTCAACAGTTAGTTGGGTTTACAATAACTATGCAGACGGATGGTAAGAATATTATGACTAACATAGTATATGATGATCGACGTTGGCCACTTGAAATGGCAAGTGGTATGGAAAAGTTTATCAGTGGATTGGCTATTAGAGTTTCATTGATTAATATTAGTAATCTACCAAGACCAAATATTATCTGTATAGATGAAGGATTCGGATGTGCTGACAGCGATCATTTGGGTCAAATGGGTGCTTTATTTAACTATTTAAAACATCAATTCGATTTTATTTGGATAATTAGTCATTTGGATCGGATGCGAGATATGGTAGATAGTCAAATAGAAATAAAAAAAGAAAATGGTTATAGTAAAGTAGTATATATTTGAGACCATGAAAATATTGTTTATAACACCACATTTATCTACCGGAGGCGGACCTCAGTATTTACTAAAGAAAATCGTCGAATTAAAAAACGACCACGATGTTTATTGTGTTGAATATGATGATGTTACAGGAGGAGTTTTTGTAGTACAACGTAACAAAGTAAAAGAAATACTTAATACAAAGTTAATAACTCTAGGCGATAATAAACATGAATTGATTAATCATATTAAAAATATTAATCCAGACGTTATTCATTTTGAAGAACTACCCGAATATTTTTGTGATGTTAATGTAGCCGAAAAAATTTATGTTTCAAATCGATTATATAAAATAATCGAAACTTCTCACGATAGTAGTTTTGATATAAATACAAAACAATTTTTTCCTGATAGATTTGTATTTGTAAGCATATATCAGAAAAAAATGTTTGCTCCTCTAAAAATAGAATCTGATGTAGTAGAATATCCAATTGAATATAAAACAAAATCAGATAGAATTGGTTCTTTACAAGCGTTAGGACTAGATCCAAATCTAACACATTTTGTTAATGTAGGTTTATTTACTCCAAGAAAAAATCAAGCGGAAATTATTGAGTACGCTCGACGTTTGACAGATCAACCTGTACAGTTTCATTTTGTAGGCAATCAAGCAGGTAACTTTCAACATTATTGGGAACCTCTCATGAAGAATCTACCAAATAATTGTAAAATATGGGGTGAAAGAAAAGATGTAGATTCTTTTTATAATGCTATGGATGTATTTTTATTTACGTCGAAAGGTACTATTAAAGATAAAGAAACGAGTCCATTGGTTATTAGAGAAGCAATTGGATGGAATATACAATCGTTGTTGTATAATTTACCTGTATATTGTGGAATGTACGATTCATATCCAAATTTAAATTGGTTAACACCTAATTTTGAATCTAATCTTAAATTAATTAAAGATAGAATAAAGAATCATAATTATAGTTCATCAAAAGATCTTGAAATGAATGTATCGTTTCAAGAGCCAAATATTATAAATATATCAACTCCAATCGGATTTAATGGATACATATCGGTAAGAGATAATTTAACAAAGATTCCGTTATATTATTGTCAGTTAGATATGGCAAAAAACTGTAATTGGACTATACTACCAATTGGAGGAGGAATAAATTTTAAAACAGAAAGTTATTTTAGTGAGTTTTTGTTAGAATTTTATGACATCGACAAACGATTTATGGGATCACATACATTGAATGTGCGCACGTTAGATTATATTCCTGTATTACTTAATAAAAAATTTTCTCCGTTTGACTGTTTGTATACAAATCATAAACAGATGTTTTATGATGATATTTACGCACAATGTGACTTAGATAATTTAAATGTAGTACTAGATATTGGCGCGAATGTGGGGTTATTTAGTTTATATATGTTAAAGAAACATAACTGTAAGAGAATATACGCGATTGAACCTACCAAAAAAGCATTTGTACAATTATCTGACTCGTTAAATGATGAACCAAATGCATCTATACATAAAGTAGCAATTTATGATTACACAGGAAAATCTAAAATAAAATCCGTAGAAGATAATTCTACAATTAGCGGATTTATTGACGACGTACATCCATATACACATCATAATATGAAAGAAGAAGAGGTTGATGTTGTTACGTTAAGTCGATTTATGAACGATCACAATTTAGATCACGTAGATTTAATTAAGATTGACATTGAAGGATGTGAATACGATGTTATCGATAGTCTTTCCGATTTAGATATATTAAAATCCGATAGATATTTAATTGAATATCACTCTTCGGAAATTAAAAATACAAAAAAAATTGTAGAACGATTTAAATTCTTGGGATATAATATATCAAACCCAGACGATCCAAATTTTGATAAAACTCTAGGTTTCTTTTTTGCAATTAAAAATAAATATGTTTCCTAAACGTGCCTTTATAACATTTTCAAACGAAAAATATTTACCGTTAATTCGTAAATTGGTAGAAAGCGTATTGGAGTTTTCAAAATATCCGATTATTGTATATACTTATAATTTTTCATATGAATTTAATAACGATAGAGTTTATACAAAAAGAATAAATGACGATTTGTTGGAAATTCCGGAATATATAATTAATAATAAAGATGGTCATGATAATATTGGAATTGTGACCCGTAATAATTTCAATTCTTATTATACATTAAGTAGAAAACCAACTATCATAGTAGATGCTATTAATAATGGTCTTGAAGAATCGATTTTTTTGGATGGAGATGGAATTGTTGGTGAATCAGTTGATACATCGTTTGACTATCTAAATATATGTGAAAATTATCCTTTAGTTGGTAAAGGATTATTTGAATACATGATATTAGATGGTAATGTTGGATTGGAATTGCCATTGATGTGTCTTTTAAATGTAAATGAAAGAACGATGCATTACGTTCAAACTAATTTTATTGTTTTTAATAAACAATGTAAATCTTTTTTTGAAGAATGTATATATGTGTCAAATCATAAAGAAGTATTAAAAGATTTTTATAAATATGCACCTTGGCAAGATGAAACGATTATTAATGTTTTATTATGGAAATACAACGCAACCAAACTACTCCCCTTAAGTTATTTTAACATATCAAATTATAAAGATCTTCTAAATTTTTATGAAAATCAGAAATCTGATTATCGTGTTAATGACTGTCCATGGCATTATATTCCAAAAAATAAAAATGATATTAAATTTTTTCATGGATGTAAATCAGAATCTGAGTTAACTAAATGTGTAGATTATTTAAAAAGAAAAAAAAATATTATGAAAACGTTGACGAACTGTACTAAAAATAAACATCGTATAGCAATTGTAACTTTGTTTGATAAAAATTATGAAGACCTTGCTAAATATTCTCTTCCTAATAAGTTAACGTATGCAAATAAACATGGTTATGATTTTTACTACTATGATCATATATTGGATTTAAATCGACCACCACAGTGGAGTAAGGTATTGGCTATTCAAAACGTTCTAAATACAAATAAGTACGACTGGGTGTGGTGGATTGATATAGATTCATTAATTATGAATTTTGATATTAAATTGGAGTCTATTATAGACGATTCATACGATATAATTTTTACACAAAATTCACATTCGTATTTATCAAACGGATCTTCTTTTTTTAAAAATTCAGACATTAGTAAACAATTTTTAAATGATTCATATTTGTTAGAAAAAGAGTATTTGAAAAATATAGACGTTAATGTATTTGATCACGAACAACAATCTATGAGATTGTTGGTTTTAAACGAACCGCTATATAAAGAAAAAACAAAATTAATAAATGAGAGAGTTTGTAATAGTTACTGCGTTACTAAGAACGAATCGGTTTTATCGGCATATCCAAATTGGAATGTTGAGTCGAACATTTATAAAGACGGAGATTTTGTAATACAATTCTGTGGAAGAACATTTCAGGAAAGAATGATAGATTTTTTAAATTACACGATGCCTGAAAAAATTGCATTGATTTTAGCATCGGATAATCAAAAAATAATTAACAGTCAAATAAACTCTGTAAGAAATTCAAGATTTAAATTTGAAATATATTTTCCTAAAAAAGAAAATCCAGTCGGGTTTTCTTCATTTTCACAAATGATCAATGAATCGGTATGTAATACGGCGTCTGAATATATGATTTTTGTTAATCCAAAAGTAGAATTAAATGAACAGCATATTGAATATATAATTAAAGAATTAATAACAGGCAAATGTTTTGCCTCCGTTATTGGTCTTGGGTTATTTGGCACAACTAAATCTCTGTTCAAAGAACTCGGAATGATGGATGAACGATTCATAGGTGGTGAATATGAAGATAATGATTTTGCTTTACGACTTAAAATGTTTGGTAAAGCCATAACTGCTAAACTGGACTTATCTAAGTATAATTTTCTTTCTATGCCTTCAAAATACGATCCGATTCGTGGGTGTAGTTTATCGTTGTTTAATATTAAATGGAGTAATAAATTTAATGATGATACTCAACGTTTAGAATACTATATTACAGAAAAGAATTTAGTTAATAAAAAATTACCTGAACGTGTTATTACCGATGAAAACATCAAATATTCTTGGTTGGATTTTGATA